GGGCCGAGCGATGCCCGGCGCGCAATCAATGGTGTACTCGGCAATGTCGGTACCGTAGCGGGTTAGATCGGCAAACCACTTGCCGCTCGGCTGCTTGTCCAGTGTCACCAGGCAGCGATCAGCCAGGTAGTCCAGCTCGCGCCGGATCTCCAGCGGCGTGGCGTCTGGGTATTCACTCTGTGCCACAGCCAGCACCGGGCCTTCGTAGGCACCCACTGGGCGGGCGTTGTTCAGGGTCAGCAGAATCAGCCAGCGCAGGCTCTCGCGGCGGCTCTTTGCCAGATCAATCTGCATGGTTTGTTCCTCCAATCAAGCCGCGCAGCTGCGCGTTCTCCAGCTTCACGGCCAGCCCGTCGAGCTTGGCCTCGATCACGCTCTGGCCTCGGATGTAATCCTCACGGCGCACATACTCCAAGGGCAGCTCGGCCCGCAGGGCCATTACGTCTCGCTCCAGCTTTTTCCACTGCTGGGCTTCTTCCTTGTTGGCCTGCTCCAGGTTGGACATGGCGCCTGCCATCATCGAAAAGCGCTCGTCAATGTGCCGTTGCGTCTGGCCCAGCAACAGCTTGCCCGCTGCGGCACAGGCGCTGAAGAACGTGATCAGCAGCAGCACGGCCTGCCATAGGGTGATTTCAAGGGTCATCGCTGCCTCTCGTTTCCAGGTAGTTCACCAGTTCAACCAGCCGGCCCGCGCACAGGCCGTACTGGTCATAAAGCTGTTTCAGCGCCAGCAATGCCGCATCTGCGCTGTTGTCATTCATCGCCACCGGCGGCGGGCACGGCACCGCCAAGGCCGCCGGCAGCGGCTTGTGCTGCACGATCACGGGCCGCGGCTGTGTGGCGCATGCTGTCATCATCAAAGCGGCACTGAGCACGCTCAGCAGCAGTAAGGGCGAGCGCATCGGTCAGCTCCTTTGTGGTGTTGGCGTCTGCCTGCTGGCGGGCGCTGATTGAGTGATTGAGCGCAGTGCTGGCAACGTGTGCTTGCTCGGTCAGCCCCTCAGTTGAACTGATCAAGTCCTGCAGCTGCTGGGTCTGTGCGCCTGAGCACGCCAACTGCGCTTCTAGCTGGCCTTGCTGGTGGCCCGCATCCTCCACGTAATCCAGCAGCCAACGCAGCCCCAGAGCAGCGGCAATCAGCAGCGCGCCGGCTACCAGGTAACGGCTCACAGCCGATACCTCTCAGCGCAAACACCCGGCCCCCAGCCCGCCGCCACATAGAGCGGCTCCCAGCGCTCAAGGATGTTGCGGGGGTAGTGGCGGTTCTCGCGGAAGTTGGCAGCCGAGCGGCCTGCGTTGTACCGCTCGACAGAATTGAACCAGGTCAGCGGGTCGGCCCCGGAAGCCGACGCCAACCGGCGGTCGCGGTTGATCCACCCGAGGCCGCCGTTGTAGGCAGCCAGAGCAAATGCCCACTGCTCACAGGGGCTTGCGGCCTGGATGCGTTCAAGGTGCCACTGGTTGTAAGCCACCATGGCGCGGAGGCTCCAACCGGGGTTAAACGGCTGGGCCGGGCCAACCTCGCGCGGATACAGCTCAGCCATCCAGGTGGCGGTTGCGGGCATAAACTGCGCCAGCCCCTGGGCGCCAGCATGGCTGGTTACATGAGGTCGCCAGCCACTCTCCTGGTGGATCTGCGCCGCCAGCGTGGCCACCGGCGCGCCAAGGCCAAAGCCATGCTGAGCAACACGCACCAGGTCGCGGCGGTACTGCTCAGCAGCGCGGGGCACGTCGGCAGCAGCGGGCTGACAGTTAGCCAGGGCAAAGATGATCACCCACACCAGCACTGCAAGCAGGCTGAACAAGCGGCAGTTGCTGCGGCGGTCGATACGGTCGCGGGCCTGCATGGCTACAGCCCCAGCGTCAGGCCGAGCACGCAGGCCAGCACAATCAGGGCTCGGCGCAGGCAGGCGGCGGCAAAGGCAGCTGTGTAGCGGTATGCCTCGGCGTCGTCAGTCCAGCCACCGCCGGGTGCGTTGCGATTCTGCAAGCACGAGTGCGGGCGGGCATAGGGGAACAGCGCGCGGTCCAGCCAGTAGGCCAGCACCACACCCAGAGTCACCAAGGCGACTTTGTAGGCGATCACCGGCATCTGCTCCGGCGCGGCAAGCGCCAGTGCAACCAGCAGGAACACAGAAACCAGAATCCAGAGGGTCAGCCGGGGAAAGCGCGATCCGGCGTTACACGCGGGGGAACCATACATGGGTAACACTCCTCAACCTGCACAGTGGCGTTATTGCCAGGGACAGGTCGAGGGTGTCAGGTCGAGCGGTTAGAGTCTTTTGAACAGGGGCAAAACAACAAAGGCTAGACCGCACCGGAGATAAAGGTCTGCAGCCACTGCACAGCATTTGGTAACCGCGTTATTCCTTCGCTGGCAAGTCGGGTCACCAGCGCTTCTAGCCCTTTGGCGGGGAGGTTATTAACTGTGGCTTTGAGCTGCTCTTTGACGCTGCTTTCAGCATCAGCTTCTTCAATTTGGGCCAGGAGGAGGTCACGGACTGTATCTGCATGGAGGCGGACAGTAACAACACCCAAAATAGCAGAGAGGCCTCCATCTTCCTCGATGAAGTCGATACCCTTGGCGGTTATTCCTACCATACTAGGTGCCAGAGCATCTCTATTAACAGAAAATGATCCAGTTACTAGATCATGCTCTCTGAGGTAGGTCAGATTGCGAAGCAGGTGAATTGGAACCGCGTCCATCTCAACCGCAAGCGTCTTAACATCGCACCTACTTGGGTAGATTCCTTTCAAATAAGTCAGCGCTTTTTTTTGTAGCTGCCTGTCGTTCTCCATCACTCCTCCCTAAAGCCCATTGCATCATTGCCTGCAAAGATCGCTGCCCGGCGCTGCCTTGCAATCAATAAACCGCACACCGCCGCTACGGTCCCGCATGTAGGCGTAATCCCACTTGGACATACCATCCAGCTCGTACAGCACGCGGTTAGCCTGAGGCAGGCTCTTTGCCGTTGTCACTCCATCGCGCGGAATGGTGGCGCCGGCCGGGTAGAAGTACACAGCTGTCATTTGGCCCTGGGTATACGCGGCGGCATCTGCCCTGGACCGCAGCTGTGTGGGTGTCGCAGACGGCTGATAGCTGAAGGTAAACACCCGGTCATTGGAGGCGCTCTTAAAGTAGCCGGCCTGGGTGGTCGGCGAGTCGGGCCGGTCACTGCTGGCTCTACCTCCGAAGATTGAGCCAATAACTACCAGCGCCACCAGTGCTAACAGAATGCGCATAGAAAATTCCCTCTTGATGGGTCCAATGACCGCTCTGAGTCAGCCTAGAACATCAACCCGAACAGAAAACCCACAGCCCCAATGACCAAGCACTGAATCGGGTACTGCCGCAGCAGCGCTCCAAATGACATAGGCTCGGCGTGCTGGCCGGCAGCCTTGGCCTCGCTCAATAACTCACGCCGCTGTTGCTGGTATTGCTCCATGTGCGCAACAGCCTCGCGCAGCTTTTCGCTCGGCATGCCGTACAGGTGGGCATCACCGAGGACGGATAGGCAGAATCGGCTCAGCTCATCAGAGGCCTGCTTTCCGCGCGACAGCTCATTCAAGCGCGCCCTCAGATTCTCACGACGCTGTTGCTCGTAGAAGTTCTCACGGAACCGCTCCAGCGCATCAACGGCGTCCTGGTATTGGCTGCTGCGAATCTCCCCTACGGTCGTAACGCCCACAGCCACATGCACCACCGTAACCCATAGGTGCCTGGCCGATTGGTTGCACTCGTCCGCGATCGATGAAACCAACCCGCGCAGGGCGTCTCTCTGGGCTTTGACCAGCAGGTCGTCCTTCGACTCGGGCGCGAGGTTCACCTCAATCAAATCCCGCCCCGCGACCCTGTTTCGCTCCCCCTGCACATCTACTGCGTTGTTCACGTACTACTCCTTACCGTGCAAATCCCTGCCCGCCGTGCGGTTGTTGTTGCCTTGAACCACAACGCCGCCTGAAGCCCTGGCCGGCCTTTTCGTCGTTTTACCACCCGTCAGCAGGTCGGCTAGCAGCGCTTTTCTGGCCGCTGCCCCCATCCCTCTGTACGCCTCAAGCAGCAGCTGCTCATCAGCTGGCAAATGGTGCGACGTCGCGCCATTTGATCGCTCACCACTAAGCAAAAAACCGATGTCGACGCCTTCCTCAAGCCAGGCAGCAAGCGCGTTTGCGTCAGGCACAGAGCGCCCTTGCTCCCAGCCGATCTGGGTTCGCTTAGAAGCGCCAGCCATTTCCGCGAATTCCGGCTGGGTGTACCTGAGTCGCTCGCGCTCAGCCTTAAGACGCTCTCCAAATGCCGAATTTGTCACCTTATCACCTTGACAGGTGCCATATTTGGCACCATTATCTCCACAACAAAAGCCAAACATCATTCAGCAACCGAAGGAGCCACCGCCATGGCTACAAACCGGGTACTGACCCCTGACCAGGTCAAACAGCACTTCAAACAGCACGGCGTCACGATCAAAGAATGGGCCGAGGAGAACGGGTTCAGAACCAACGCCGTCTACCGCGTCCTCAATGGCATCGACAAAGCCTATTACGGCAACGGCCACAAGATCGCTGTCGCTCTCGGCCTCAAGGCCGAGCAATCAGCAACAGCAGCAGCCTGAGGTCACTCTCTATGCCATTCCCTCAGCCAGCCAACCTGACCGGCCCAATCCAGCCCCTTGATGCGTTCAGCCGCTTGCTCGACGTCGTCATTGCAAGCTCACCTGGCAATCAGGCAGAGACACTCAACGCCCTACGTGACGCTGCCACCCGCTACCAGCACAACGGCGCCATCCAGCGCATTACTACCGGCGAACGCCAACTGGCAAACCAGCTGCCGATCCTCGCGGCCGGCGAACTGCTGGCACCACGCGATGCGTATGGCTTCACACTTGATGCGCCGGTAATTGGCCACGCCGCTGACGGCTCGCACGGGCAGCGCCCAACTGGCAAACCAGATGCGCCATCGTCTGCTGGGCTGAATGGTCAAACTCTGCCTGCGGCCAGCGCGCGCCAAGCAGCGACGCCTCCAGCTTCTCCGGCTCCAGTTCACCACGCATTTCCATCTGCGCAGCAAGGCAAAGCCAAGCACGCGTTAGCGCGTGAATTTGACCCTCAACGGTCAGCAGGCGGTCGTCTTGATCAGCCATTGGGTAAGCCCTCATGCAAGTGAATGTACATCAAAAGGCTATCGCTCTTGAAACGGTTTTGCCCAGATGGAAAAAACCTATTTGTTTGGAACAGCCGCGCGGCAGA